GTCTCTAATGATAGCAATGATTGCAGGAGACCCTGTAGATACGTTAGTAGTCTGTTGAGAGATTACATCGTCACCTGCAGAGGTTACTACATCATCACCTGTAGAAGTTACAACATCAAGAGCAGAGAGACTAGCACCGAAGCCTGAGTAGAACTCGAAGTCTATTACGCAGTCTGTGTTAACTCCTGCATCCTCAATACGCCAAGGGTAGAATGCTCGTAGTGCTGCATCAAGTACAAGGATATTGTTAACCTTAGACTCGACACCTTCTCCTTCATCAGGCCAAGCCCAGTAGGCTCTCTTGTTTACACTATCAAAGGAAGTCTTTAGTTTAGTCTTAGATTCGTTAGGGATCAAGTCCCAGTAGGTTTGAATAGTAGACAGTGTTAGGTTACTCTCTACAGGACGACCAGTTGCACCATCGAAGTCTAGAGTATGGATACCGTTACGGCTCCACCAGATCGGAGATCCATCTGCAACAATGAAGCTACTAGCATCTACGATACCTACGTCTGTAACCTTCTTAACTGCAAAGGCTGAGGGTGAGAAGACACCATCAATACCTTCGATACGCCACACACCGTTGTCAGCAAAGACGTAAAGAGAAGCATCAATAACGTAGAGAACCTTGATACCTACAGCACCTGCAATACGGATCGTACCACCGTCTGTGTCTAAGAGATCACTGATCTGCTCAGAGGTAGGATCGTTCTGTTGTAGGCATTCACCTATCTTATCGAAGTCAGTTATAAGCTGACTGAATAGAATGATGTCTGTGTTCTTAGCACTATTCAGACCAGCATAGAATGCACGACCTGAGAAGTTAGCTACGGCTGAGAACCTGCTAGTCTCTACCTCAGAGGTAAGCCCTGAGATACCAGATACACCTGATCGGTTCTTATTGAAGAAGTCTAGGATGTAGTGACCGTTGCCAGTAAGTGTTGTACCAGTGTAGATCTTATCCCACTCAGTAGCACTGTAAACACCCGTAGCATCTTTACCTGAGTACCAAGGGTGTGTCAGACGCTTTGTGAGGTCCGTAGGAGCACCGTTACCTGTGTTCCACCCTGTGTTCTGTGCATCATACTTACGTTCATTAGAGGGGCTTGCATTGTCTGTGAAGTATGTTGAGGTGTCACCCTGCCAGTCGAAGTCACGAGTACGGAAGCTGATCTGTGTGACTGTTAAGGTCTCTGCTACATTATCTCGTTCTATGTAGATGGGGTTGATAGAAGGTGATACAACAATCAATGCACCCTTGAGGGATGTGAATGTGCACTTAGCTTCTGAAGCACCTACACCACCTGAGGTCTCGTATGTAGCAAGGTTAACTGTGTGGGCTTCGAGGTTAGCCGAGAAGGGAGCCTCAGCTTTGTTGTAGAAGTAAAGAGTAGCACCGTTCTGGAATACTAGGAACTCTAGACCTGACTGACCACCTACGTTAGACCATGTGCCTGTGGTTGTGATAGCTGCATCTGATACAGTAAAACCAGACAATGAGAAGTTAGTTTCTTTAGCAATACCTTTACGTCTACGGCGTGAACCGTCACGACGAAGATCACAGTTCAGTTCGTCTACAGAAGCATCGGGTGGAAACGTAAGTTCCCCAGCCTCAGTAACCAGACCTTTAATGAAAGTATTAACTACCCTTTGAGTTAGATTCTGTGGCATTTCGTTTCTTCCGCTCCTCAAAGTCCTTACCGAAAGCCTCTCGTTTGACAGCTTTAGTAGGGCTTAATGTATTAAAGTATCTCTGGATAGCATCCTTGGCCCTTAGTATGGAAGTGTACTTGCCACTTAGTTCTTTAGGTACTACGCCTTTCTCGACATGGATCTCAAAGAACACATAACCACCGGGGGTTTTCTTGACATGAATAGCTGTAGTAGACTTTTCAGGACATCTTGCGGTTAAGATCTGTTTGTCATTGTTTACAATAAATTCAACGTCTACCATATGTGGGCCTTTTGTTTGCTTGCTTGAGCCTGTGCATGTCGTTCTGTACATAGGACTTCTGCCTACGTGCAGCTTGTTCAATCTTCTGGTCTACACCATTCTTGAACAAAGAGAAACATGTTGACTTCGACTCAGCAATGAGGTAAGGGAACAACACTTCATCTACGTCTGGTGTGAAGTTATCACTGATTGTGAAGTTAGGTATCTTGTGTCCATAACTACGGGTCTTAGATGAAGTAAGTGTCTGGCTAATAGTACTGTCGTAAGAGTCCATAACAATGTGTTCATCGTCAAACAGTGTGTAGAAGGACGGAGCCTTATCATTGCGGATCAGGACTGGTACGTTACCGTTAACAGAGTTGACTGTGATGGTTGCATCACTCTCTGGGTTCAAGCTCAGGAACTCAATAGGCTCCATGTACTTTAGAGTACGGAAGTCTGTACCAGTAGCTGAAATGTTATACTGTACAATCTCGATCTTCTTTACGTCCTCAGGAATAATGAAGTGTGTAGGACGGGCAATAGAAGAGAGACTTGTTAGTGTAAGAAGCTCTTGGTGTTCTGGTATCATTCGAGTAGATACCATGTTAAAGTAAACATCTCGAACTACAGAAGCAATCTGTTCAGCTTCTATGGAATCACTAATGCTGTTCACATCCTCAGAGTCCATATCGGACAGGATGTTCTGGACTATCTGTAGGAGTGTTCTTTTCATTAGTTAGGTACTCCTGAAATGGTCAGAGAGGCTGAGGCTAAGTCAAGAGTAAAAGCAGCAGAACCTTTAACAAAGACTTCTATGTAGTCGTTAGTGTTTAGTGTTGACAGATCAGTTAATGTAGCACTGTTCCATTCACCTGACACAGCACTTACAATAATGTGACCACCATTCATAACAGTACCGTTCTTGTAGAAAACAAGTTCGAAGTCACGAAGAGTTCCAGAATCATTCTTGTAGGCAATAGTGAAGTTAACAGATGCTACAATGCTTTCTGTACCTGTGTACACAAGACGAGCATTAGGGGAAGCGGATGCAGTAAAGCCATTACTAGCTTCAAGAGCAAATGTAGGGTTTAGAGGTGTGTAGGCTGTTGTAACTGAATGTTGGTATGCGTAAGGGGTTACTGCATTAAAGGCTACATAACCGTTAACATATCTAGATAGCTCTGTCCAAGCGCCACTACCAGCACCGTTTGCAAGGTACACTTCGCCTGCGGCAGCTGTGGAAGCTCCCTTAGGCTCATGGAGATATGGGTCAGATAGTGCTGAGTGATTTACGTTAGCGATGGGACTAGCCCCTCCTTTGGCAGACTGTTGCTCTTGGACAGGTTGTCCTTAGCAGTTATAACTTGTAAGTTCCAAGGTACGTGCAATCCACATACATTCTCACCCTGCAAAGGGATTATGTGGTCTACGTGGTAAGGCTCACCATAGTGTTCTTCAGCCACTTTAGCTGCACTATAGGTCCATCTAATCATCTCCCAGTCGTAGTCTGTCAACCAAGACGGGGTGGCCTTTAACTTAGAGGCTCTTCTTTTAGCCTGATGAAAGGCCCGTAGTGGTCTATTAGAATACCACTTATCTTTATTTGAAAGGTAGTACTTTTCGCAGGAAGCTTTGTTAACTTCGGCACCTTTTTCAGTGCTGCGGTATCTACGTGTTCTGACTGTTGCGCAGGCTTTACAGTAGCTTCTTTTTAGGTGGGCTTGCCTACCTCCAACAGACCCAAACTGATCTAGATCTTTAAACTCTTTGCAGTCCTTACATCTCTTAGCCATTTAATGTATTCTCCTAGAGCAAGGGTAGGGTGACCCCGAAGGATCACCCTTGTAGTATTATACAGCAGGGTTCGATACAACTGTAACGATACCTTCTGGACGGTACTTCTTAACACCGTAACGAGCAGTAGTTACATACTCGTGACGTTGGTAATCTTTGTTGTACTCGTAATCCACCTCAGGCATTTGACGCCATGCACCGACGAATGGGTTAGCACCCGCATCGGAAGAGAAGAACAAGTTAGCAACACCGTTGTTAACGGCGAAGTTCTGTGCTGTTGTGCCATCTGCTTCGAGAAGGGCACCGTCTGCAACAGTTGCCTTCAGGTAGTTAGATGTATATACATCGAAACCGTAGACGTTAGCAACAAAGCGCATACCAGTTGCGATACCATCACGGACAATACCTTCCCACATTGGGTTGTTGGACACGTTAACCAAGTTGGTCAAGGTGTTCAGCTGGTACTCAACGGATGGGTCAACGATAGCAACCATACCACGATCAGGTACATTGGACTTCTTAAGGGCATAACGAGCAAATGCAAAGTCTGCAAGCTCAAGACGACCAGAGTTACCACCAGCGATACGGTGTGCAACACCATCAGTTGTTTCTGCAGAGTTAGCAGTAACACCGACTTCAGGAGAAGCGAAGGTTGTTGTTTCGAAGTGCTCCATGATTGCACGTTCTTGCTCAGGAACAAACCGTGCTTCAAGCTGTGCGCTATAGAACGAGTCCTGTGCAGCTTTCTTAGTCATGTAAGAAGCAGACTGCAGGTACTTATCTACAGTAAAGGAGAACTCTGCAGTGTCCATTGGAACATACGATACAGCAGCATCTTCAGTGTAATTGGCTACAGTTGTTTTACCGATTGTTGGGATTGTGAATGTGTCACCATCTGGGAAACCGTCAAGCATACGTACATAACGCTGTGCTTGCATTTCGTCCCGAAGGATATCTTTGAGTTCTGAGGAGTAAACCTCTGAACGAATCAGACGTTGCATGTCTGTGTTTGAGGAAATCATACCTGCCATTTGACTAGGCCTTTCTTAAAGTTAATTGCCGAATTTATCACCCATCCGCATCTTATCTTCCATAAGCTGTTGTTGGATTTTAGGTGAGTAGTATTCGTTTCGGTTTTCTCTACGTAGCTTCTGGTAATAAGACCAGTCACGCTGCGAAGAGGATTGCATTGCGACACCATCAGTACGGACTGAACCTTGAGTCATCGGCTTGAAAGACTCCTGCTTCTCACCAAGCAAGGTGAAGAAAGCAGAGGGTGATTCAGAGGCTAAGTTCTGCATACGTTCAAGACTGATACCAAGTTCTTTAGACTTGTTGAGCAGTACGTTGCTTGCCTCAGTACCGTACATCTCTTGTAGTTTACTATCTACAGAAGATATGTTCTGGTTAGCTGTTGCTTGCAACTCCCGTTCTGTTAGTGTCTTTTCGACAAGGCTCTTTAAATCATTTTCACTGACTGCAAGGTTGGTATGTCCCTCAGTAACTGTGCCACTTGTGTTATCGTTATTGGACACTAGAGGTTTATCGGTAGTGGATGCCGATGCCTTTCCCTCTAGTTGTTGTAAGAGCTGGGCAGCATAGTCCTGTTTGCCTAGATCATCTCGCATCTGAGAGAGTTGATCTTCAAGGTTCTTAATGTAAGCATCAGCTTCCATCTTCCCCTTAGCTAGAACTTCTGGGTCTTTCCAATTCTCGCCACGTGTCTCTACGAGCTTCTGCAAGTAAGATGCCTGTGGTTGGGTTTCTTGTTGCGTAGTCTCTGTTGCCTGCGGCTCTTGTGGTTGAGAGTTAGCAGACTGTGCTTCATCAAAGATTGACATTATTGTTTTCGATCCTTACGGTTGAGGTCTATTAAGTTTATGATGTCGTCAAGAGCAGCATTGTACTCATTAACGGCAATCTGTTTTTCAGCCCATCCGGGGCTGTAGTCTCGAACAGCATCTTTTCTTTGTAGTGTCTGTTCGATAACATCGGTGAGGTCTTCAAAGGCGTTACGGTAGTTCATCACTTCTTTGATGCGCTTCTCTTTAGCTTCGCCTTTGAATCCCTTGATCCATACTGAGTGCATTAAATACCCATCTCACTTGCTTCCATCAGGCGTTCCTCATTAGCAGCTTGCATGTCCTGTACTTTAGACTGCGTTTCCATCTGCTCTGTTACGGAGATGTTATCTGCGAAGAGTGTAGGTTCACCAAGTTCGTATGCAATGATACGAGCTAGTTCCTTACCTGACAGGTGTGGAGCTACAGTAGGATCTTGTGCCTTAACTGCAGCCATCTGAATTAAGTTCTGTACCCTACGAGCACGTTCAGCAAAGTGACGAGCACCTACTGGAACGATCTTACCGCTGGACGTAATGTCCTCACGAGTAATGTCCATGAACTTAGTGAAGCCTCTAGCATCATCTAAGATACGGATAGTGTCAGAACGGTTCATGTAACGACGAGCCATCTCAAGCATACTATTCAAGATAGGCTCTAGGAAGGTACGTTCAAAGTGTGCAGCCTTGTGTTCGAAGATACGAGAGGCTGAGTTCTGTAGTGTCTGAACTTCGAAGGCAGTCTTCTCACCGGGGGTACGGATACCCATAGCTTGACGAGGAGCACCTGCCATCTCTTCCATCTTGTTCTCTAAGATCTGGATCTGCATGTCAGCATTAAGGGCTGTTGCATCAGGAGCCATGTAACCTACATCACCCTCTTCACCTAGGTAGATACGAGCACCGGGTTCGAAGTCGAAGTCTTCTACATCACCCTTGATCTTAAGGATTGGGTAAGCAATCTGATCGAACACATCAGCCTTGAGGTTCTCTAGGTGGTCAATGCGGTACTGCATACCTACAAGATTGTCTAGTGGCCCCATGCTGTAGAGGTTGTCAGGACGGTTTCTCCATCCACTGTGGAAGATAGGAGACTTACCTAACCATGATGGGTTCTCTTGGTTGTCGATAACGTAAGCACGATCAACAATAGTAATAATACGGTCAGACATAAACTCGTTAGAGGCTTGATCGTAGATGTCACCATAGAAGGTGAGGATCTCTACATAGTCTGATTCGTAGTACTGTTGGATATTA